TTGATAGAACTCGATATAAAGAAAAATTATTTTTAGGTTCCCTAAACTTAAGCATATCAGGTTCTGGGGGGGTATTACGTCTCACAGACAATAGCCAAGTAGTAGATTCTATCACATTTACAGATGCTGGTAGAGTATTTCAAATTGTAAGTGGCTCTTCAGGAAATGTATATACAACAGGCTCAAACACAAATGGTTATAGTCCAAGTTTTGGTTCTTATGGATTATTTTTACCTGATATCTCTACTATAATATTGCACCCCACAGCTATATCTGAATCAATTGGATTAGTACCTAGTGGTACTTTTAATGCTGGAGGAAATAATAACAGAAGATTATTTACTGCTATTAGTGGGGCTGCTAGTTTTGGGTTGAATAGTGAAGAAACTATTAGTTCAAATTATATATTTGTACGAGTTAAAAATTCTGAGTTTAATTATACTGAAAACCCAAGCTACATAAGTGGTAGTACTGGTGAGGTATTATATAATTTATTTATAAATAACCCCCAAACATATATAACTACCATTGGTATGTATAATGAAACCAGTGATTTAGTAGCAGTGGCTAAATTATCAAGACCACTATTAAAAGATTTCACCAAAGAAGCTTTAATCCGTTGCAAACTCGACTTTTAATAGCGTTTCTTTTGTAAAATTTTATATATTTACAATAAAATTGAAAAATGGTACCTGGGGTTAAAAATATATATGCATGAGTGCTTACAAACAATTTTTATCATCTGATATAATTGCTACCCCCTTTGTAATAAATAAAGGATATATTTTTAATGGAGCAGCCGCTATGACTGGCTCTGGTGTTGATAGATTTCTAGGTAAAAACATAACAGGAAGTTTAGTTAATCTAGGTTCTACAACAGGACAAATTAATACCCAATATGAATCTTTAGTTTATAATTCTGCTAAACATTTATATTATTCTAATTTTCTAACTTCTAGTTTTGGGGATTCTATTAATAGACAATATATGATACCAGGGGAAACCCCTGAAGGAAATGAATTTGTAGGAGCAATTCAAAACCCAAATTTTGAAAATTACCCCCAAACTAGTCTAACATTCCCCAAAATATTCCCTACAGGATCTGACGACATTATAGGAGTAATTTCTATCCCTCGAAAACTATTTGGTGAACAAATACTACCCGAATCATTTAGATTAACCTCAGGTAGTATTACTTTATACGATGATGGTGAGGGGAATATAATCGACCCACAAGGAGACTTAGTAGGAAATATTATATATTCTCATGGTTTAATTATCATATCTGTTGACTCCGGCTCTATAGGTAGTACATCCATTTATGATGCTGCTGTGTACGATCAAGATGATGTATATGGAGGAAACGATGGAACCTCAGCTTTAAACTTTATTACAAGCCCATCAGTTACATGTTCATTTTCTAGTTCGTTAACATTGTTTGAAACACAATATAAATGTACAATAGCAGAAAATGAATTTGATTTAAGTTTAAATCCAAGTTTATCTCAAGTAATAAGTGATGATATAGTAGTTTATGATTATACTACTGGTTCATTTTTCTCACCATATATTACAACTGTAGGATTATATAATGAAGCCCAAGAATTATTAGCTGTAGCTAAATTATCGCAACCTTTAGCTACGAGTACATTAAATGATATGCATGTAATAATTAATTTTGATATGTAATGTGGTTATATAAAAATAATATTATAGAAAAAATAGAAGATTTTATCCCTAACACCTATGGTTTTGTTTATATGACAACTCATATTCCTACAGGAATATCATATATAGGTAAAAAAGCATTATTTCATAATGTTAAGAAAAAACTTACTAAAACAGAATTAGCAGAACAAACAGGTCCTGGTAGAAAAGCTACAACCAAAATTACACAAAAAGAATCAGACTGGAAAACATACTATGGTTCTGCTGAACCTATTCTAAAACTTATAAAAGAAAACAAACATGATGAGTTCAAACGTGAAATTCTTCATGTAGTTTCTAATAAAAAGTTATTAACATACTATGAATGTAAATATTTGTTCAAATATGGAGTGTTAGAACACCCTTTAGAATATTTTAACAATAATATACTTGGAAAATTTTACACAAAAGATTTTCAATAACTTGATTTTTTAATTTGTTTTTATTACATTGTCTACCATGGTAGATACTATTTTGTTAAATACGGTACAATCTGTTTTGGGGGTAGGCAAATCTACAGCTAGGGGAAATTATTCTTTTTATTGTCCTGTTTGCGGGCATAAAAAACTAAAATTAGAAGTTAACTTAGACCCTTCTTCTCCTCATTTCCAAAATTATAATTGTTGGACTTGTAGTAATTTCAAGGGGAATAAAATAAGTACTTTATTTAAAAAAATAAATGCCCCTAAAGAAAAATTTGAGGAGTTAAATTTAATAATTGGTAATTCCTCAAAAAATAAAATAGAGATAAAGTCATATGAAAAAGTATCTCTTCCTAAAGAATATAAATCATTACTGGATGCTTTTGATAGTAGCATTACAAAAAAACATGCTTTAACATACTTAAAAAAAAGAGGAATCACGGAACATGATATTATAAAATATAATATAGGTTACTGTGAGGGTGGTCCTTATAAAAACAGAATAATAATCCCATCTTATGATAAAAATGGGAATATTAATTATTTTACTGGTCGAACGTTTGAATCAGGGAATCCCATTAAATACAAAAATCCACAAATATCTAGAGATATAATTCCCTTTGAATTTTTCATTAATTGGAACCTACCATTGATATTATGCGAGGGACCTTTGGATGCAGTGGCCATTAAACGAAATGCTATTCCTTTATTAGGTAAAACTATACAACCTAATATAATGAAAAAAATAGTAACATCGTCGGTTAAAAAAATATATGTTGCTTTAGATAAAGATGCAGTAGAACAAGCATTGAAGTTTTGTGAGCAATTAATAAATGAAGGTAAAGAGGTATATTTAGTTGAACTTGAAGATAAAGACCCAAGTGAACTTGGGTTTGAAAAATTTACAAAATTAATCCAAAGTACTTCTAATTTAACTTTTTCTAATCTACTAGAAAAAAAATTAGAAGCTTTATAAATTATTGAATTATGAATAGAGGAGATAGTATATTTAAAAAAAGTGTTACTAGAATATTAGATATAGACCAAGAATCAAAACGAGTAAATATATTAGATAATAGATACTATCAACGAAATGGTGAATATTATCCTTCGGTTACTAGTATATTACAGTACATGCCTAAAAATAAGTTTTTTGAAACATGGCTTAAAGATGTTGGACATAATGCTGATATAATTGCTAGAAAAGCAGCAGATGAAGGCACCCAAGTTCATGAAGCAGCTGAGAGATATTTAAAAGGAGAAAAAATATTATGGATAAATGAAAATGGCCACTCTAATTACTCCACAGAAGTATGGAAGATGATACTTAAATTTCATGATTTTTGGTCTACTTATAAACCTACCCTTATCGAATCTGAAATCCATCTATTCTCGGATAAATACAAATATGCGGGTACTTGTGATTTAGTAGTAGAAATAAATGGAGAAATGTGGATTTTAGATATTAAAACTTCAAATTCATTACATACTAGCCATGATTTGCAACTAGCAGCATACGCTCAAGCTTGGAATGAAGATTTTGCCGAAAAAGTAACTAAAACGGGTATACTTTGGTTAAAGTCATCTAAACGAGGAGAAGATAAAACCAATAAAAAAATTCAAGGTAAAGGTTGGGAATTATTTGAATCTGATAGAAGTATGGATGAAAATCTTATTTTATTCCATTCAATACACAATCTATATAAATTAGAACATCCTAACTCTAAACCCAATACTGAACAATATCCTATGGAAGTTCAAATAGATTTGAATATTTATGACAAAAATATAAAATGATATCATTAGTTGGAATTTTAAGAGATATAATTTCTGAGGGAGGTAATGTATTTAAAAATACTGAATTCGATACTCAAAATATAACTCTAAATAATATTGCTCCTACTATTAAAAAATTAGTTGAAGATTTGGGTAAAATATTTCCTGATAAAAAATCTTCATTCAACTCATTAAATGATAAAATTAATTGGCTAGGCTCAACGGGTAGAAAACCTCAATCTGGAGATGTAGATATAGCTTATTCATCTGAATATTTTATTAAGAATGGAAAAGCTGATACTAATGGTTGGGGTATCAATATAGAAGAATACAATTCTCTGTATGAAAAATATAAAAAAGCATCCCGCACTGCTACTGATGATCAAATCCAATTAAGGACATTAATTAATCTAATTGTAAATAAAATAAATTCAGGTGGAACCGATTTATATGCTAGTGATAAAGCATCAAATGCTGGTTCAATCCATCTCTCATACCCACAATATACTACCTCAGGTGAAAAATTAGATCTGAGATCCCAAATTGACTTAGATATTGGTGATATGGATTGGTTAAAATTCAGATTTAATTCTGAATTACCTGAGGATGACCCAAATATTAAAGGTTTACATAGAGGACAATTAATGTTAGCTATGTTTGCTGCTACTGGTTATACTTTCAAAAGTGGTAGAGGATTTATCCGTAAAGAAACTGGAGAAACTATAGCCGATAAACCTCAGGGTGCTTTGGAAGTATTTAACCAAGAATATAAACCCAAACAATCACTAACTTTAGATATAATTAATAATTATAATAAGTTAATGAGTTACATAAATAATAATCTCAAACCTGAGGATAAAGATAAAACTTTAAACATGTTTAAGGAAGCTTTAAGAAGAGCAGGTGCTTATGTTCCAAATAATATTTAATTATCATGAGTGGAGCTGCTGGGGGGACCCGTATAAATAAAGAGAATCTAAAGAATACGATTCGTGATTATAGAGAAAATATTCTAAAACCTTTAGGATTAGATAAATCATATAGCATTACAGGTATACGTTCTAGACCTGAAAAAGATGTTTTTGGAGATATTGATATTGTTTTATCGTTTCCTGGAGGAGATAAAAAAGAACTTAAACAAAATTTAGCTAAGTTTTTAGAATCAAAAGAACAAGTTCCTGTTATCCCTAAAAAGAATAAAAAATATTTTATACACGGAAATATAGTTTCTATATTATATCCTATATCTGATAAGAAAGGAGAGTATGTCCAGATAGATAATATAGTAACCTCATCTGAAGAAGAAGGTAAATTCACATACAAAATGTTAGATTTACCTGCTCAAGAACAGGTAATGGCTATTGGTTTAGTTAAAACTATATTTACTGAATTAGATAATAATCAAATACAAAAATTATTTGCTGAGTTAGGTTTAACTAATATAGAAAAACCAAGTGAGAAAGAAGAATATGATTTTAATTTGAACCCGTCTGGTTTATCTTTAAGAATAGTACCTATAGGAAAAAATGAAGGTAAAGAAATATGGAATTCAAATGATTTTAATGACGTTAAAACTATAACCAAATATCTGGGAATTGATATTGAAAAGGATAAATTTAGTGATGTGATTCCTAAAATTAAAAAATTCAAAAATAGAAGATCTATAGATAGATTTAAGGGGATGTTTAATAAAAATATTCGTGTAGGAGATGCTGAAATAGGTACTGAAAAAGGCATTAAAAAACAACAAGCTTTAGATGCTGTTTCTGTTTTGGAAAATAAATACAACTCATTAGTAATGAGTTTAATTAAACCATTTATAACAGAAGAAACTATACCTCCTCAAATTATAGCTTTGATGCCCGGGGCTTTTAAACCTCCCCATAAAGACCATCTAAAAAGAATTAACGCAGCCGCCAGAAATTCAGATAAAGCTTTAATTTTGATATCTCCATTAGATAGAGCTAAAGAAAGAGAACAACCTATATCAGCAAAACAATCATTAGCTATTTGGCAATTATTTAAAGACAAAGGAGTTTTAGAACCTAACGTGGAGTTTTTTATATCTCAAGATAATGCTCCTGTAAAAACAGCATATGATATTGCAGCTACTAATCCTCAAATACAATATATTGGTGTTTACGGTAAAGAAGATGCTATTAGATGGAAAAATTTACCTAATGAAAAATACCCAAATCTTAGGGCAAGTGATTTTAACATAGTAGCAGATTTAAGTGCTAGTGATTTAAGAAAAGCATTGTTGGATAATGAAGATATTACTCCTTGGATGCCTGAAGGAATTTCTTCTGAAGAATATAAACAAGCATTAGGGATAAATAATAATACTTTAGAAGAAGAGATTGTTGCTACTAATTTAACAGGTAATAATTATAATATATTACTTGAAGAAATTACTCCTTTAATAAAAGAATTAGGAGACCAAAATCTAATATATAGAGGATTTGGAAGTGGTAAATTTGGCTTAGGGAAAGTAGTAAATGAAAAAGATAAAGGATTAATTTATTTTTTATCAGATAAAAATCCTGAACTTATTAATTTTATAAAAAAACTAGGAATAGAAAATTTAGTATTTACTAGTTTAGATAAAAATAAGGCTAAACGTTTTGGTCCTCTTTATATTTTTATCCCTAAACCCCCATATAAAGCAATATATAATCCTGATGTAGATGATTTATACGGAAACTGGGAAAAAAACATAAAACAAAACCCAGATAAATATATTAGTAGTTATAAAGAAGGAATTCCTTCTGAAGGAGGAGCCGAAGTCATATTTGATGTAGAAGAATATTATTTGTTAGCTCCTAATTGGTGGTGGGTAGAACGCAAAGGAAAAAATATAAAAACATATAACGATTTATATAATATTTTACCTGAAAAATTAGATGAAAACATACAAAACCCGGATGTGATCCCTGGAGGGATGGCTAAAGGTAAATCATTACAGGATATAGTAAACAAACACGAACATTGGTCTTACGAGTATATAAAGGATCAATTGGATAAAGGAATAAAAGTTGAATTAGAACATACTACTTCTAAAGAAGTAGCAACCGAAATTGCTATGGATCACTTGTGGGAAGATCCTCAATACTATATTAAACTATCTAAAATTGAACAACCAATTCAAGAAGTAGACCCCAAAGTAGGTACAGGTAAAAAACCTAAAGAATCAGGACGTAGACTTTATACGGATGAAAATCCTAAAGATACAGTATCTATTAAGTTTAAAACTAAAGAAGATATTGCTGCTACTCTAAACAAGACTTCTTTCAAATCAAAACCACACGCTCGTCAATCCCAAATTATTAATTTAATCCACCAACGAGTTAGAGCAGCTTACCAAAATGCCAAAGACCCTGAAACTAAAGCTAGATTAAAACGTGGTTTAGAATATATTACTGCTAAAAAAGAAGCATCAAAGGAAAAAACTAAGCGTTTAAAAAAATTAGATGAGATGTCAATATCTAATTTAAAAGCAGTTGAAGATTACGCAGATTCTCAATTAGACCCTATAGATGTAGAATTTACTAATCATTTTTTCGATAGATTAAATGACCCTAGAAACATTAAACCTATATCTGCAGCTGAACTTGTTGGATTTTTCAAACGTTTATCTAGAAACAAAAAAGAATTAATATCTTTTTTATCTAAATACAAAGAAATAGTAGCTAAAGATACTCAAACTAATATAAACATACCATTAGTTAATGATGTTAACAAAATTATTGCTAAAACAATAATGAGAAAACCAGATTTCCAGACTTCTAATCCTGTATTAGCATTTGAAGAACTAAACGAAGTAGAAATATCTGGATTTACTAGTGATATAAATAAAGCTATGGAACTTATAGAAGATGAATCTGTAGACCCTAAGACTCGAGTTAAAGCCATTCACCCCTATGAGGAAACAAAATATATTCCTTTATTAGATTCTGGAGTTCCTTTCCATATAAAAGGAAAAATTAAATACAAAGATGAAGGAGAAATAAAAATAACAGATACTAAAGTATATATAGGTTTTGCTACTCTAGACCCTAATATAGGAGGATTAGCTTTAACAGGACATGATGAAAACAAAAATTTTACAGGAGAATCTGTTATATTAATAAACACTGATCTTTATAACCAAGGAAGATTCAATGAAATAGAATCAGTAATAGACCATGAATTAACCCACGGAATAGACCCCGCATTAAGTACAAAAAAGAAAACCAGAACCCAAAAATCCCTTAAAAGATCAATTGATCCTGAAAAGAAAGAATATTGGACTTCATCTGTTGAAATGGCAGCTCGAGTTAATGAAATAGTAAGACCTTTAGAAACCAAAATATTAAAACCTTATCAAGATGCTGTTGACAATGATGAAATAACTCAAGAAGAATTTAATAAAATAAAACAAACTATAGTAGAATATATAATATATGTTTTAGTAAATGAAGATGGAAAATTTAATACTAGACATATAAGTGAATATATGGAAAAAAGGGGCATAAAAGATATAGAAACCCAAGATGTATTGAATACTATATATGAAGATATTTTATATAGATGGCTTATGTACCATCATGGGTCTTTAAAAATTTATAACCCTCAATATCCTAAAAATATAATTAAGGGGATTATAAATAAATTAAAAATAAAAGAATTAGTAAGTGAAGAACAAAATATAACAGAATACAAAAACCAGGATGAATTAAACCCTAAAGTTTGGGAAAATAATAAACTAAAAATAAAACTACGTGAGGCTTTATTAAAAGTATCTCAAAAATTTTATGATAGTTTAAATATTAACTTGCCTTTGGAAGATGTTTTGTTATTAGGTAGTTTAGCTAACTATAATTGGACTGATGCCAGTGATATAGACTTACATTTATTAATAGACTATAAATCTAAAAAACATTCTGATCTTTTAGGTAAATATTTTGAATCTAAAAAGGATGAATTTAATAACAAATATAATTTAATATATCAAGGTCATCCTGTAGAAGTATATGTCCAAGATACTAATGACCCCAATGCTTCTCAGGGAGTATATTCTATATTAAATAATAAATGGGTTATAGAGCCTAAAAAAGAAAATATAGAAATAGATGATTTTGAAATAGCTAAAAAAGCTCAACCTATTATGAATCAAATAGATGAACTTATAGCTAATCCTGAAACTGCTACTATAGATATAGATAAACTAAAAGAAAAAATAAAACAATTTAGACAAGCTGGGTTAGATGAAAAAGGTGAATATTCTTTAGAAAATCTAGCCTTTAAACAATTAAGATATAATGGTTATTTAGAAAAATTAAATAACCTAAAACAGGAAAAAACTATAAAAGGATTTGGTTTAGATAGCTTAAACGAGAGTATAAATGATATTTTAGAACAACCCATAAATGATTTGATTAAATATGCTTTAAAAAATGGGTATAATATTAATCCATTACCCGATGCTATATTCATAGATAACGATATAGAAAACGCAAACGATTTATTAGGTCGAACAGCACATTATAATCCTAATAATCATTCTATAACGTTGTATACGCTTAATAGGCATCCTAAAGATGTATTACGTTCATATGCTCACGAATTAATACATCATATCCAAAATTTAGAAGATAGATTACAAAACATATCTACTGATAACATAAATGAGGACGAGTATTTAAGAGAATTAGAACGTGAAGCATACGAAAAAGGTAATCTATTATTACGTGGTTGGGAAAACGCATTAAAAAACTCAGTTAATGAGTGGATTATTGATATTCCAAAATATAATCATACCCCAAAACTGTCAGATAAACTTTTTTCTCAACTCCATGAATTAAAAGTAAATGAAATAATTCTTAATTCTAAAAATGCGGTTGAAATAGAGGGTGATTTATTTGGAGGTGAATTTAAAGCAGGAAATATGAATTATGTTTATTCTATTAAGAATATACCTAATCCTTATAAAGATGATACTGAATTATTTTATAATATACAATTTGATGAAAAAAATAATGATAAATCATCAAATGAACCAACAGGAAATGCTAGAGAAAATTACATAAAAATATTATCAACAATGTATAAAATTATATTAAACTTTGTTGAAAAAGAAAAACCAAAATATATAGGAATATCTAGTTTAGATAAAAGTGGATATGGGAACATTTATAATAATTTAACAAAAACCAATAAACTCCCTGGATATTCAAGAAAAGA